CACCTAGTGATTCAGGCATTACAAGACCATTCTCATCGAATAGGTCTAACAGTTCGTCATATTCCTCTTCGGTGAGACACTCATAATACTCTTCAGGACATTCTACCATTTAGTTACCCTCATTAAGCAACACTCCAAGAATCGCATGGTTTTTGCTTTAATCTGTTTGAGAAACATTGATTGTACACCCACCTGAAGTATAACAATTTTGTGTTAATGTGTAAGACTTATTTGTACTTCCACTCTGAGATAGGTTCAAAGTTGTAGGTTGAGTTCCCTGAAGTTGAATTTGAGAATTATGATTCCCAGTACCTGTTTGTGATATAGTGGTATCTGATGCAGTTGCACTTCCATAAAAGTAAGTGTGATTGTAGTGTGTTCCAGTACCTGATTGTAGAATATCATGTTCTACTTGACTTGAATGAATGTCTAGGTTATGTGTATGGTCTCCACTTTGTTCTACTTCAACAATATTACTGTTACCCCATATGTGTCTTCCATATGTTGCACCACCTGACTGAATAACGGTTTCACTATTGTTTGTACCGTCAACGTCTCCACCCCAAGTTTTTCCTGAACCCCAATATGAGACCCAAGAAATAGAGTTACCATTTCCTGATTGTGATAAATCAAATGAGTTACCACTATGTGCAAAAGAAAAGTCGATAGTGTTATCATACCCAATTTGAGTAATGTCTATATCAACAGTTCCTGATGCAACCTGTTCTATATGGACGTGATTATGACTATCGTCTCCCCATGCAAACGAAGGTATCAACATTAAAATTAATAAAAGTTTGTTCATTTATAAAATCCAAAATAATATAGCCGTGAATAAAACTCCTTTGCCGAATGCGAACCATAACATATGATAATCATCTATTCTCATCGCATTCTGAAAACCAAATATTTGGTCTTCATGCCATATACGAAATTTTCTTAACAACTCTAACATATTTACTCCCTAGTTAGTCTGTGTAATGGTTATATTTATAGACGAACCATCACCCACCTTAATTAGTGACTCCTTTTCGTCTGTTATGGTTCTAATACTTGCTTGTGCAAACATAGGAATTCTAATAGAAATGATTCCATTTACTTCCCTGTAAAACCATATTTGACCAATTCCCTTATCTATAATTGTATTATATTGAGAATCTTTATCAAAACCTGCAACTGTTCCTTCTAAACGAACACTTCCAAATTTTTGGTCTTGTTCTACATCTATACCAACTTTTCTATCAATGTCTAAAACGACATCTAATAAGTCTTGGAGAAAATCAACTTCTAATAAATCTCTATCTAACTCTGTATATTCTAGCTCATCATCTTCAAAGTAATCTTCCTCTAAATCGGTAAATTCTAAGAAGTCTACATCTAGAATATTGTTAGCGTCATTTTCTCCACCACCTTGTTCTTCTGCAACTTGGTCACTAACCTCTTCAGGTGGATTGACAATAAACATATTATCAATCATATTAACGTCTATTCCATTTACTGTAACAGGTTTAGTTGGTGAGTCGTCAAATGTAGATACCATTGTTGCTTGATATGCTTCATCAAGTATAACTTCTCCACCTGCATTTGACACTACAATTACTCCCGAAGGAGAACCCCATTTATCTGGCAAAAGTATAATTAACGAGCGTCCGATTTCGTCAATAGAAGTTGTGAAATCTGTGCCTCTAACTGCGATTGTAGCAGTTGGAGTTCTTATATCAATATTCGCTTTGTTAATTTTTCCACCAAAACCCGATGCAAATCGAGCGGTGCCTTGTGCCATTCTTAATGACATCTTTGAGAGTGACGGGTCGGGGTCATAATAAACCTCGTCAATCCAAACTTTAGAATGTTCGGTTAGTGAAAGTTCTTCAGAACCTTCAAACTGAATTTTCATTCGTCCATTTTGTGTTTGTGCTGTGTCATACATCAACACATCAGGTTTTTCACTGGCAAGTAGAACGGTTGTATCCCCGTCTCTAGTTAGACCAGCATAACCTTTTTCCTCAATAATTTCACCAATCGGGTCTGATGCATAGACCGACCCGACTAGTAAAATATTAAGAATCGTTATCGTCTTTTTGAACGATGTCGATATTGCCATTAGAAGTCACGAAAGATACGTCAATTATACCACTACATGATTGACCTGAAGGACAACCAGTGTCTGAACCTGATTTCTGAATGATGTCTATATCATTACTTGAACCAGTTAAAACGGCTTTAATAGAGTTATCAGTTGCATCCATTTGTAAAGTGTTAATGTCGTTACTGTCACCTGTAATTTCCCAGTCCCAAACTGCGTTATCACTATCTATTTTTGTAGTGAACACGTTTGAATCACCGTCTAAATCCAAGTCCCAGTTAAGATATTCTGCAGATGCATCATATCCAATATCAATATTGAATGAGTTTGAGTCACCAGCAATAACACCTAACATATTAAGGTCGTCAGCAGAACCTTGATACCCTATATTCCAATCCATAACATTTGAGTTACCAGTAAAGGTAAGACTAATGTCTGCATCGTCAGCGAGCATAGGCCCATATAACTTGTTACTGTCACCAGTTTGTACAAGTGTGAAATCAACATTTGCACCAGTAAGAACCATGTCTATAGATGTACCTGAGAAATCATCTCCACCTACTTTGTTGCCATAACCTTTCTGAGTGAAATTCAATACGAGCGCAGTACCTGACTGTTGCAACCAAATTTCGTTATCGTCTGCTCCTGCATATAAACCTGCAGGTAGTAGACCTAATGTTAACATAATGAGTAATAATTTATTCTTCATTGTTGTTTTCCTCTGTAACGAGAACAAGTTCATTTTCGTCTAAAAAGTCTGACACTTCCTCTTTTATTTTAGATTCAGTTATCGGCCAATTTATCTTCCAATATCCTCTCTCATCACCTTGATAGATTAATTCAAGAACAGCAAGTTCAATCGCAGAACGAGTTGCTTTCGTAACTCCTTCGTTGGTTGCTACACCGTCCTCTATTTCCACAAGTTTCGTATCCATATCAACGAAACGGAATACATCATAACCACCACCAGTCGATAAAATTGTCTTAGTGGTCTGTACATTAAGTAAAATTTCACCAGTAAGTGTTGATATTCCTCTCAGACTTACTGTTACAACATCTCTTCTATATTGGTTTGAAGCACCGATTCCTAAATATCTTGCGCCTCGGCCACCCGATTCAATGTTGGTATCATATCCAATAATCCCACCGTCAAGTAGGATTCCTGCAAATAAGAGTGGTTGAATTCCCGTGGGTGCATCTTCATTCCCCTCTTGATTCGCAAAATCTTCTCTTGCAGAACGAACAATTTGCCTTTCTCTTACAAGTGCATCTAGACTTGTACGTTCTACTACTCTGAACCATGTTCCTTGTCCTGCAGTTTTAAGTGCATCGATAAGAAATGATTCACCACCTTGTGTTACTGCAGTTGAGAAAGAAGCGATTCCATCTTTGCTCTTACGTTGTCCTGTTTTATCCAAGAATCCGTAAACTGCAACAATAGGCATTGTTTCTGCAGGTGGTAATTCTAATAATTCTAAGTGTGTAGGAAGTTTTACTGCTTCAGCAGGTTCAATACAAGTTCCAATCTTTTCCATGATTGCAGTTGTACAAGAATCATTTACTGTTGGAACACTTGCACACCCAGTCGTGAGCAAGACCAATAAAAGTCCTACAAAACCAAAATTATTCATTTTAAAAACTACCAGTACCTACAGGTATATCTAATGTTGTTGTGGTTCCATCTTCTGAAACAATCGTTAATCTGATAAATTCTGCACCATCTTCTCCGACTAGTTTCTCATACGTTACCGTGTTTCCTTCAATAGTGAACACTCCATATGAAGCTGCTTCACCGTTAGAGAACATATTCTCTACTAATTGTTTTGCTATTTGAGCATAAATTCTACTCTCGACATTCCTTAAAAATTTTGCGAGCGTTGTATTATCCGCCTCTCTTTCTGCTTTGGCAATTTGGTCTCTTATGTCTTGAGCAATCTTATCCCGTCTAGATTTCTCTTGATTCTCAATAGTAAGATAATGCGAACTTTGTCCAATTCCACTGAAGCTTGGACTTTTAAATTTGTGTACAATTTCATCTGCCTCTACAGTAGATGCAAAAAATACGAAAAGGATTACCCATCCAATTCCTAATAAAGTTCTATCTTTTTTTAGTTTCATTCTCTTTTGCTACCCTCTTCTTATCGTTTTCTTTCATTTCTAGGACTACATCGACTTTCTGTTGAAGTCTGATGAGGTCTTGGTCTAACATTCTTACTTGGTCGATAAGTTTAATCAGTGCAAAATGTTGTTTCTCTACTTCGGGTTCAAGATTTTCACCAACAAACCACCAAACATAGTAAACAAAATAACCTAGTCCTACCATCATAACAATAGGAAAACCGTAATCTCCAATCAGTTGTGCCACACTTTCCATAAATTAATCCCTTCTTGAATCTATACTTCCGTCCTCTATGAAATTTTCAGCTCTTGCAACTCTCTCAATATCGGGTCTAAGTTCTAATGCTTTAGACACTAATAAATCTATTTTAATCATTTCGTTAGACATAACTCTTGCACGGTTTTCTAAAGAAGTGCAAAACATTGTGAGGGTTTTTATGTCATCAACTACACCTTCTAGTATCTGTTTGATAACAGTAAATATAAAGAACCCCATTACAAGACTTCCTGCAATCGGAGCTCCTACGTCACTTATCAAACTGAATATTTCACTCATGCCACTATTTAGGGAAGCAACTTAGTCAAATCGACTTTTTCAGGACAAAAAAAAGGGGCTTTACAGCCCCTTTCGTGATTGTATTCAAGTCACTATTTGTGTGAGGAAATAGTCTTAACTACCTCTGCCTTAGAACCACTTCTTTTAACTTTGATGTTGTTCTTGTCTGCATATTCTAGTAGTTGTACTTTAGTAAGTTTTTTAAGTTGTGCAACACTAGGTGTGCTTTTCTTCACAACTTTTTTCTTACTTGGTGCAGAAGATTTCGTATTTGATACGAGATATACTACTGCAATAACTATTAATCCTAAAATAATATATTCCATAATTTCTCCTATAATTCTATATTATAAACTATTTATCTTTGGCTTTACCCACGTTAAGTGCGACCCAGTCAAGCAGTTTATAAGCCTTTTTGACCAGTCCATCATCAACTGGTGTCGGTGTAAGAGCTGCAACTAAAGATGCCCCCATTACTAACCAAGGAATCACCTGTACCCATGCTATAACCCACTGAATAAATTCTAACATATATTTCTCCTGTAAAGTTATACTTACAGGTATATTTAGGTTTTATTCGTGCCGATTGTGTATTTAGTTGTTAATTTCCACTCGTTTTTGTCCTTGAATGGAATGATTTTGATTTGAGATAAAGGTGCAACAGGGTCTTCTATTTTACTCTTATCAAGTACTTTTAGTAGTT